CCACACCATTAAGTGTATCCATGTCAAAGTCTGAGGTAAGGTTTGAAAGTTTTTGCTGTATACTTTTTGATATTGTCTCTAGCTCAACATCACCAATTCTTGATGTGCCCGCTACAGGACGGATACCGTCCGGTGCTAAGAATACTAAGTCACCACCAATTTCTAAAACTGAATCAGGAGCGATGCACCCTACGTTAGTAGTAATCTGATCTAACAGAAATGCCGCAGATCCTACCGTTGTGTCTGTATTTGCTGACGCCCTTTTAATGGCGTTGTTACCAAATATGAATAATGAATCTCGGAACGGTTTAAGCTGGACTACGTCGAAACCAATACCAAGCTGTCCTGCCCCACCAGATGCGGCGGCACCCGTAGTACCTCCCGAAGTGAAATCATAAGGGTCATTGGGTGCTGAGTGAATAACAACACCAAGCTTACCTCTATCACCACCGAGAAATATATGCTTTTTAAACACCTCAACAAACGAAGGTTGCTCTACGCCCGCTAACTGATCTCCACCACCTTCACCGTCGGCACTAGTTCCATTTCCGTCCACGGTTAAGGTCTGCCAGTCAGTAACATTCGCGCCCCCGTTATAAACTAGAGGAGGATTAACCCCATCTACAAAAACAATCTTATTACCATCACCAAAGTTAAAAGAGGCAAACCGTAGCTTTTTAACTTCTCTAGTAGTGTTGAATTTATAGAGATGGGTATAACCAGTATTTATAGGTACCCATGCAGAATAAGGTACATAACGATAAAACTTATATTGGTTGGTATCGACCACAATTGTATCGCCTTCAGAGGCGGCTGTATTCAATGTAACCGTGTTGTTTGCATGATCAACGGCGAACTGAAAAGAGTACAATTTATTTGTAGTTTGTACGCCCTGAGCATTGGTGGTTGTTTGCGTAACCTCCACCTGTGGCCCTGTATCGTCATTAATTGACAGGGAACGATTGTTAAGGTCGACACCCGTAAATACCGTTTGATTTGCTGTCGCAGTGTATACGAAACTTTTAACTTTGCGGGTTGCGTAGGTCTGGGTAATACCTGACTGATCTTTAAATAAAGTAACAGACAATACACGACCCTCAGCATTAGCTGGGTCAATTTCTTGGTGGGCTACATCCGAGCTTTTATTGTAAGCTTCAAAGCCCTCAATGCGACGATAGCCACCAAACAAGCTAACTTCATAGTTAACTAGTCGAGTAGCACTACCCGGATTGTTCTCACTTAAATCGAGGTGGTTTTCATTACTGTTTAGTCCGCCGCCGCAAATTACTTTGTAGGACTGAATACGATCTGGCATATTACAACCCTAAGTAGTTCTTGCCTGATTTTGATTTATGGGCAACTCGTGTATCGTAAATATTCTCATACTTATTAATAAGAATACTCTGCATATTTTTAATGCCTTGCTGGAACACTTGCATAGCAACACCAGCAGACTCTGGGTTATCTCGGAACATATACATATAGTATAAGCCACCATCTACGATTACATTCTCATAAACCTCTGGTACGCGAGTTTCGTCGGTAGCATTAGCAAGCCCAACATTGTTCATGTAGTACTTAAATTGTATTGTATATTCTCTGTCTGGCGATGGGCTTACAATGTAACCATTACCGTGAGAAGGAGCCACAATACGAGGACAAGCAATACCAGCCGTACCAGCTTTATCGTCTGTGTCTTTATGGTATTTAAAGTAGACATCTCTATCTGTGAACTCCATCATATTATGACTAACGTCTAGAGATGGGTTGCCGAGTATCTGGAAAGTATTCCAGTCGGCAATCTTATACGTCGAAGGCCAAGAGTATTCTTCTTGACCAACGGCTAGTAGTTGAGTGTGTTGTGCCGCATTGAACGGCCACTCATACTCTGCCTGATTAATTTGAGCGATAGCATCTCGTACAGCGTCCTTTGCTAAAGTCTGGACACCTCGAGTGTTATTAAAATCTGCTTCAGCAATTTCTACTTCATTCAGCTTGCGAAGCACACGATTAGTAAGTGTAATATAAGTAGATGCCATTGATCAAATTACTCAATAATTAAATGTAAAAAAAAGGGGAGTAACCCTCCGAAGAAGGTTACCCCCGCTAATCGTTAAGCTACGTTGTAGTTAACTGTGAAGAGACCTTCAGGACGAAGGATCTTACGGCCATACAACTGCATACCACGAACGATGTCAGCAAAAGAGCCAGTATCGCGATAGGTTTCAGTTTTAGCCAATTGTTGTGCAGAAGCTACACATGAGCTGTGACCAGCAACACCAACACCAAAGTCAGTCTCAGAGCCAGCAGTTGTAACCACGCCAGCACCATTACCGTAGTATGGTAGGTTGTTAGACTTATAGATCTTGAAGCCACGAACAAGTCCGTTACCAACACGGCCGTTGCGAACTTCATCGCCACCACCGAAGTCAGCGTTAACGAATTTAGAGTCTTCATCCATTAGCATTTCATAGAATACTGGGTCAGCTACGAAGTAACGACCGTCTGTATCAATGTTAGCCTGATCCATCTGACGAGCAATACGGTTAAGAACCTGAAGAGGAGTAACCGTAGAGGCACTAACAGTAGCAGACAATGGAACAGCAGTTAATGGGTGAACAGTACCAGCCGCCGAAGTACCGCCAGCATCAGCAAGGCCGAAAGTTGCCCCACTAATTCTGTTAGTTGATAGTAGTTCGTCAGCTCCAGCAGTAGTGTCTGCTTTAGTACCGTTAGCCGCAGTTCGTGGAATCCACTTACCGAAGTTAGGGTTAGCAGTAGTACCGTCAGCTTGGAAAGGAGCCTTATCGATTTCATAGCCAGCCATGTAGCCTAGAACTTCTGAGTCAAAAGTGTCACGAAGTTTGTAAGCCGCACGATCAGTTGCAAGATCCATGAAATTAACGTGGCTGTGAGCCGCTTCAATATCATCAATTTTGAACATGAAGTAGTTAGCTTGATCGATAACTAGTGAGAAATCAGCGTCAGCTAGGTCTTGGGCCGCTACAGCAGTACCACGAGCATAATCTGAAACTGAAATTTCTGGTTCTTTGATAATCTTAACGCTGTCGCCGTAAGAAGCGATTTCGCCGAAATAATCATTGTTAGTGATGTCTTCTACTACTGAAGACTTACGGAACTCTTTTTGAACTTTTTGTGAATAAATAATTGGACTAAAGTTACCATTTGGTAGGTTGGTATAGCCCGACGCTTTTGTAAAAGCCATTTTGCATCTCCTAAAGATGTTAAGTTAAAAAAACACTGCCGCTGAATTGCGGGGGAAAGTGTCTGAACGAAACAGAAGGGAATACTTCAACAAGGGCTAGGATCATGCGGGTGTCTCCAAAAGGAGGGCCAATGAAACCTAGGTAACTTTAGAGTGTTCTTCTGAAATTTTAAGGGTGGGAGGGTGAGGTAGGAAGCTTATAAACTACTAAACTTCGGCTCTGTTTGTTAAGCTTGTTATATCACATTAACTAAGGGTATAGCAAGTGATTTAACGCGCCGCACCAGATACATCATATTCGAACAAGCCCTTACTCATTGCTTCCATGATTTTGGCTTCGTTTTTATCATACTGGGCCGCCGTCATGTTTTGTACCTGACTTTCTGTGAACATAGCTCTACCTTTAGAAGGTGAGGCTACACCACTTCTACCGACAGACTGTGCCGCAGAACTGGATTTTCTTGGTTTAACTTTTCGGATGCCTTTGTCAGACTTGTAGAGGTCGATAGCCCTACTCGCCGCTTTTGCATCTGTATTATTCTTATACAAAGCATCTTGAACATATCTAGGCTGTTCAGATACCCAGTCATGAAATTCTTTTGATGCCCTAATGGTGTTGAAATCCGGGTGAGCTTTCATAAGTTGCATCATTGCTTTTTCAGTCTTGATGCCTTCTTGTTGCTTACGAAGATCGTCCATCTCTACTCTTGAGACTTCATAGACTTCTTGAACACGCTTTTGAGCAATCGTATCGATTATGTCAGCTACGTCAGGGTATTTCTTTGCCCAAGCATCCACTTCTTCTTCCGATTTAGGGAATCTGATCTGTTGCTTAGTGGCATCCTTTAACTGAGATTTCATATTATTAATTTCAGTATCTCGCTCGGCCATTTGCTGTTGCATATGACGGCGAAGATCACCGTAGCGTTTCTTAAAACTCTCCTCGTCAGAAGATGAGGGGGTAGGTGCTTCTTGAGTTGGTACTGCTTCTGGTGACGTATCAGCTTCTTCCTGATAGTCTTTTTGGTATCTAGACATATTTTCTCCGTTGGGGGCCGTTAAAGTAGACTAGCCGAAGCTAGTGGTTTATGCGGGTAGCCCGTGCCGCAAATTACTTTTTCATCAAGGCAATCTTAACCTTTGGACGATAAGTATTTTTGCCGTCGGAAGAGTAATCTTCTTCATCTTCGTCTTCTTCATCCTCTTCTTCGACGTCCATTTTTTCTTCTTCAATTTTTGGTTCTGCTTTCTCGACTTCGTTACCTTCTGGAGTCTCGTGCTCTTCTTTCTCGCACTCGCAGTCCTCTTCGCCTTCACATTCTTCGCAAGGCATTTCCTCGTAATCTTCGTACTCATCTTCGATCATTTGAATCTGACCTTCAGCGTACATAGACATAAGACCCATCTTGGCTTCGTCTCGCATCTCCATGAAGTGCTTTAGACCGTGCCAACGAACCACATCAGCGGGTACGACATACTCACCGTCACTAAGGACAGCAGGAATATCATCACGTACATTCATTTCATTGGAGCCGGGAGGTATTGGGTTGCCAGATTCTTCATCGTAACCGACCGCCATGCCTCCACACTCTTCGCACATTGGATCTCCACAGCCCATCATCATGCCGCCGTGATACATTTTATAGTCATCATAATTTGCCATTATTTTGCTCCCTCCAGAGCTTGATCCCTAAGTGTTTGAAAGCGTCGCAATTCAGCGATAGCACCCTGTACTTCGAGAACCTTTTGGTGATCTTTTGTATTTTCTAGGAAACTCCTCATCGTTTCGATGCGGTCTTCGATATAATCTTGTAGTAGTGGATACCTTTCTACGTCATTGACGAGAGGCAATATCTTTCTAGCTGTTTCTTTATTCATGTGGTGTAGATTTTCTCCACTCTTCTATTGGGGGTAAGCCGTGCTCTGCACGATTAGCATCCCTAAGAATTAGTAATACGTCAGTAGTTATACTGTACCTACTTTCGTCTGAGGTGTTCTGGGTTGTTCTGTGTTGTGTCTTACTTGGAAACAGTACTAGTAAATCTTCTTCAACCTTAACCTCGCGCTCTTCAAGGCAGAGTGGATTTCTAATATTTAAAGTACCGTCGTTGTAAGAGTCATCATTAAAAAGACCACCAAACAGCTCATTAGGATTACTTGATAAGCCTACCTGAAGATCTCCAGAACCTTCATGTATTTTGGGGTAATACACCGCAGTAAGATGAGATACAGCATGAGTGTGGGGTTCGACTATTTTGTTACCCCTTTGCCTAACACCCCAAGATCGCGTGTAGTAGGTATCATAGGCATCCTTTTTAATACCTATGGCTTCAATATATTCTTTGATGGCTAGGTCGAATAAGTCGAATACAGGACGATAAACTTCTTCGTTATGTATGCTGTGGTGACCTTTAACATCACCTGTCCAAACACCATCAACATCCACGTCTGTATCTTCTATGCACGAGTCTATTGCCTCGACCAACGATGTCCTTACCTCCTCTGTAAGGCCACCTTTAACTCTATAGATAGAAAGAGGAAAAAGGTTTGATATTGTTCCTATCATTGCTGAGGCTGGCCTTCAGGAGGAGGGGGTGGAGGGTTTCCACCATTGTCGCCGCCGCCTTCGCCGGTAAATCCTTCAGCTCCGGGTTGTGGCGCGTTTCCGGGGGCTATATTACCTCCGCCGTTACCTGTAGGATCTTGTCCGCCTTCTTGTGGAGGTTGTCCCGGGGG